GTGGAACCCGATGCGGCACAGGTCCGCCGCGGCGGTTTCGTACTCCTTTCCGATCTCATATTGGAATCCCCTGCATGTCATATCCTTATTGAATCCCTTGTATGCCTTCATTTTCTTCCTCCATTTCCTTTCTTATCGCATCGAATACCGGATAAAACTGCTGCGGCACTACGGCGTTTCCGAGGCATCGGTTTCTGTCCATTGCGCCGGAAAACCCATCATCCGCTCGAGTAACAAGGGGTTTAACAGGTTCGTCGTTCCAGGCGTAAAAGCGTCCGCCAGTATCTCCAGATTGTTCAGAAACACGGAATGCCGCGTCCCACTCGGACGGACATGCGTTTTTCGTCCGCAGAATCTCTTCGCCGTCGTATGATCGTACCCTTTGCACAGATTGGCGGTCGGCGTGGGCAACAATCGCCACTCTTTCTCTCCGGTGCACCGCTCCGGCGTCGGAAGCGCGTATAACACACCATCCGACAGCATACCCCAGAGCGGCAAAGTCCCGCAGAACTCCTCGAAAGAACCGTCCAGCTTCGCTTGACAGTAATCCCCGTACATTTTCAGCCACGACCCATTCCGGCTCAATCTCGCCAATGACACGCCGCATTTCCGGCCAGAGATCACGCTCATCACCAGATGCTTTACGTTTTCCCGCAACGCTGTGCGGCTGGCAGGGGAACCCCCCTGATATACAATCCACCGTCCGCAGTCCCGTCCTTGCATAAAAATCCTCCTTTGTCAACGTCCGTATGTCCCGCCAGCGCGGTACGTCCGGCCAGTGCTTTTCCAGCACGCGTGTAGGATATTCCGCCCACTCGCACTGTCCGACCGTGCGGAACCCCGCCCATTCGGCGGCCAGGTCAAGGCCGCCGATGCCGGTAAACAGGGACAGGTGCGTGGGACACAGCCGCTTCATGCTTCCTCGCTCCCTTCCGCGATGATCTCCTCCATTGTCATCTGGCCTTCCGCGTTCGGATCTTCCAGCCACCAGCGCATAACGTCTTCGGCGTTATGCCACAAATCCGATTTCAAACCCTTTGCGCGTCTCGCATCCAGCATCCGCTCAAACGCATGCAAATATGCCTGCCTGTACTTCGGCCAGCGCGCAAATTCATTTACACGTGCAACATAACCGGCCATCGGACAGCCGACGCAGCCAACGCGTGTATATCCCATCCCATACAGCGGATTCGTGCATATATGATTGTCGTGTATGTACTGCCACACATCCGCATCCGTCCAGTCAATCAGCGGATTGGTCACGCGCGTACCCTTGAGCCGGCAATCCTCATACAGACGGCGGGATTCGTCGTTAAGGTATCCGCAGGCCGTGTCTGCGGTATGCTGCGGGTAAAGGCCGTAGTCCGGGCAGGTATGTTCGATTTCCGGCGGGAGTGTTTCGTCGTATCGGATGCACGACGTACTTTCCACAGAGAACGCCGATGCCCAATCACCGTTGACGAAATACTGGAGTTCGCCGTCCTTTCTCCGCACGTATCCCGTCCCGCCCTTGACGACCCGCTTTGCGTTGACCGGCTCCGGCACGTCTGCGGAATAGGTTTCGTCGAACACTTTGGACATATACACGACGTCATAGGTCTCGAACCCGTTCCACCACCGTACATCGTCGCCGAGGTGCTTATGGTAGCCGGACAGCTTCATCAGCGCGAGGTTCGGAAAGTTGTGTCCGTCTACGTCGATCAGCCCGATCGTCATTGCTTATGGCACCTCCAATGAATAAGTATGTGCTGCGCAACACTTGTTTTCTGTCGGTGTTTGTGATATTATGATGATAATATTACTAAAAGGGGGAAATATTGTTGGAAGAACGTTTGCTGCAGTGCTACTTAAAGTATTTGAAAGATAGTCACAAGTCCGATAAGATTCTTGATTTTATCAGAATGCTTATAATTCCTATGCTTTTATGGCTCGTCGCTTTGCTCTTGACGGTGCCGAGTTTGGCGTTCTCTGCTACGCACCCCTATATCACATTGTTTTGTTTCGCTCTTCAGCTCTTCTTCATATATTCAATGCGCGAATATGTCAATCGTTTCAATATTCAAAACAGCGTAGCATCGTTTGAAAACTACAGGCAGCATTGCGAAGAATTGGCGCGTTGGCTGCGCAGCAAATGCAAAATTGACCCCGAAAGCGTGATTATGCAGGAAATGATCCCCAAAATCAAATGTATGGCAGAAGAAATAAAGACTGAAAGAGAAAAAAAGGAAAGCCGCACAGAAAAGATTCTTTACGCAGTTCTGATTCCGATTGTATTGATTATTCTTACAGAACTGGTGAGAGACAAAGACTTTGCGGAGGTGCTTAGCGTTTCCGTCAGGATTTTGGCCATTTTCTTTCTGCTTTACGTTGTGATACAAGGTGTTGTAAATATAAAGGTTGGCGGATTACATAAAAAGGAAGAGCAATTCAAACGCTTTGCCGCTGATCTTCGAGCTGTACAGAATTTCCGACGTTTGGAACAATATTCGGATAACCACGACAACCATCCAGAAAGCTGATATCGCTTTTCAGAAATTCACAGACTTCCTTGTGAAAGATCAATGCTACGGGAATGCTTTTTGGCTGGTGTTGTAGATATGCATTCAATGCTGCCGCATAGGGAGCAGGCAGTTCGGCCATTGGCCGAACTGCTACCAGCCTCGATTCCCCAAGACGCGCAACGCCAACCCGCAGCCTCCGAACAGCGCCAGCCCAAAAGCGGCCTGCGCAAAGGCTTGTCCGGCCGGTACGGAGCCGCAGTCGAGCGCGCCCGCCGAGCCGATCAGCAGCACAAGTCCGGCGGTCATCGACATGCCAAGCAGTTTCTTTGCGAACTTGGCTCGCTTTTTCATTACGGGGTTGGCTATCGGCTTAACTATGATATGCTTCATCATTTTCCACTCCTTGCGACAAGCAGCATCGCTACGATGCGTTTGCTGTAAAAACGCCGTGTTTCCTCGTCTGCGGGATATAAACTGTATGTCTCCCTCTCATAGTTTGGATATCCGTAAAATAATCCGCCGAGCTGTCCATTGGTATCCGGCTCGATGAGGCGTATCATCCGGGCGCCGGGCTTTTTTCTGGATGCGCCTACGTCTATGTATTGCTCTCGCATTTTGCTTCCCCCTTGATTCGGTGGTATTCTCTCGCGACAATGCGCGCGATTTCGTCGAGCACCGCCTTTTCGGCCGTATCATCCGGCAGATCGTCGTAGATCGGTATGTCGTCCGTCGGCTCGCCGGATTCGTCACGGTATAGGATAGTGCCGATTTGTACTTTCATTGCTGCTTCTCCTTTTAATGTTTTAATGCGTATATTTGATCTTTTTCATTTTGGATGATCTTCTCTGTAAACTTCATCATGTTGCACTTTGTCTTGCACTTTGTCTGTACGATAAAATAAATGAGTCGGGTCAATGTCTGGAAAAAACATTTTTGTAATAGCGATTGCCTCATCCCACGAAAATGAAACCGAACCGGACAGTTTGTTATAGAATGAACGTGGAGAAATTCCGATTCTTTTTGCCATTGTAGTTTTTTTTATTCCACGCTTTGCAATCTCACTTTCCAGCGTTGGATATGTCACATTCATGCTTTGATGCTCCTTTCGAAAAAATTGCAGTTAATTGATGTTTTGGCTATATTATAATCAGTTAAATGCTGTTTGTCAATAGAGAAATTGCATTTTTTTGCAGTTTTATGCTATTTTTTTCTTGACAATCGGAAATTGTTGGCTATAATTGTTTTTAGGGAGGCAGATATGGGATTTGAGATTATAAACAAGTTAAAAAAAGAACAGAACTTAACCAACGCACAACTCGCCGATCTGTCTGGTGTTACACTTAGCACGCTTGATAAGATTACGTCAGGAGCTAACAAGAATCCAAAGCTCGACACATTGCAAGCAATTTGCCGCGTTCTTGGGTGTACATTGAACGATTTTATGGACGAGCAGACACACAGATGTGTAACACATATATCGAACGAAGCATTACGTTTGGCACGAGATTACGATACTGCGCTGGACGACAGAGGACGCAGGACAATTCGCAACGTAATGGACTTTGAGGTCGGCTACGCCGCACAGCGTGCCGAAAAAGAAAAAGCCGAACGCAAGTCGGCTTTACAGAATCACCAAGAGGATACATCTGAGGAAATTGCCATTTATATCACGACATTATACCACCAGCCCGTGAGTGCCGGAAACGGCGAATCGTCGGAATATGATTACTCGGAAACCGTACAGCTCAAGAAGATGCCGCCGAACGGGACTTCATATATCGTGCCCGTTCAAGGGGACAGCATGGAGCCTTTGTTCAGCGACGGCGACAAAGTTTTTGTACGCGCCCAGATCGACATCGAACCCGGGCAGACCGGCGTGTTTTTTATGGATGGTCAAATGTGGATCAAGGAGCTTGGAGACGGTGTGCTGCTGTCACACAATCCCAAATATCCGCCGCGCCCGATGACGGACGACATCCGCTGTCAGGGGCTTGTGCTCGGCGTGTGTGACGAGAGCTATTTTGTGTGATAAGCTGTTTGCAAAATATAATTTCAATATAAAAAATAGGGGATGTTGTTATGTCCAAGCAGAAAAAGAGCAGTCCTGCGTGGAAGCGCGTGTTGAAACGGCACTGGAAGTTGTTTTTTGTTGTTTTCTTTCTGCTCGGCGGTCTTGGAAATATAGGGAACGAGATTGCGCCGGTCATTCTTGGCTGTGTACTGGCGGTTGCTTTTTTGTGCTGGTGGGCGATTCTTCTGTGGCGCAAGCGGCGTGAAGAAATTGAAGCCGCGGAAAAGAAAAAGAGAGCCGACGAAGAACGCCGTTTGCGCCTTGCAAGTATCCGCGAGCGCACCAATTCGAGTATGGAATCGTCTATATCTCCCTCTCGGCGTTCGGATACGGAGATCACCGAACGGTCAGAGGCGGACGCATCCGCTTTTTCTTTCCAAATCGAATTTGACGGCATCAAGTTTGACGATGGAGAAAACACTTCAAATCATTCGTTCAAAAAGGATGTGCTGCAAAAAACAGCTATCAATAATGGCAAAGCCATTGCGCAGACGACGGATTATGTCGTGCTGGATGTGGAAACGACGGGGATAGACCGCAAGAATGACCGAATGGTAGAAATCGCAATCCTTGAAATTGCGAACGGCAACATCGTCGATCAATACCAAACGCTTGTCAATCCCGGCATTCCCATCTCGCCGGGCGCTTATCAGGTTCATGGCATTTCAGATGCCGATGTTGCGTCTGCGCCGAAAGCAGAGCACATTGCGGCCGAGATTGCGGATCGCCTGAGAGGGAAGCCTGTCGTTGGGCACAGTGTCACCTTCGATCTTGATTTTGTTGAGGAGGCATTTCGCGATGCCGGCATCACGGAAAAACTGTCTTATATAGATACGCTTTCGTTTTCCCGAAAACTTTTTCCGACATTTCCTAAATACGGGCTTCAAGAGTTGCTTTCTCTGTTGAATATTGAAAAGGGGGAGGCGCACCGTGCGCTCGGAGACGCAATTTCGACCTACCGTCTTTTCGAACGCTGCAAGGACGAATGGAACCGGCAGGCTGCCGAAACAGCCCGTCTGATGCGTATCCAAAAAGAACAAGAAACGCTTGAGCGCCGCACAAAATATGCAAACTCTCCACTCTTGGATTGTGTTTTCGTTTTTACCGGTAATTTTTCTATGCCAAGAGGTGAAATTGAAGGAACGGCATCAACGGTCGGCGCGTTGGTCAGGACAGCGGTATCCGGCAAAACCGATTATCTCGTTGTAGGCGACACATCCGATATTCCTGACCGCAGAAAGCTCGTGAAAGCGGAGGAAATCATCAAAAAGGGTGGGAAACTGCAAAAGATTACAGAGGCAGAATATTTTGCTATGATTGAAAAAGCACGCATTTCCTGTGCATAAAAAAGCGGCGCAGAGACATATCGCATCTCTGCGCCGCAAGGGTTCGGTGGTTCGGCCGATGGCCGGACTTCATTTCGTTTTTCGGGTTGAATTATCTGCGGATTCCGTAATCGTTGGCCAGCGTTTCCTGCAAAGCCTGTGAAAAATTGACGCCCTGCTCCACTGCTCGCGCGTTCATCCAAGCCGGCAGCGTGATTGTACGGCTCACTGACCGATTTTCCTGTGCCAAACGGATCGGCTGCATATGGACGTCGATCAGCACAGCCACTTCGTTTTCGTCCAGTTTCAACGTGTTTAGGGACGACGGCTCGGGGATTTCGTCTCCGTCCCTCTCCATTACCCACAGGTGACCGCCAAGCGCCTCGCGGCCGCAGTCGATGGCTTCGTCGTCGGTTTCGCCACAGGACGCGCAGCCGGGCAGGTCGGGAAAGGTTATGGCGATTTTCCCCTTATCCTCATAGGTCAGAATCGCCGGGTATACATATCTGTTTTTCTTTTTCATAACGTATTGCTCCTTCTGTAATCCATATATTCGCAGTTCGGTCTTTGATCAAACTGCCCGATAGCGGTGCGGGGGTTACGGGAACCGTAACCCCGACTGCTGTGCAATGCTTGCAAGTGTTTTTCGCGGGATGTCTTTGGCCGGATGCTTGACGGTTACTTTACCGGGTATGTTCGGATGTTTGAAATGGTGATGGCTTCCGACCGTTGCCGTCAAATACCATCCATTTGCTTTTAAGATTTTGATGACTTCCCGTGACGAATAACTTTTCATCTCCTTCCTCCTTATGTATATATTATAACACATATTATTATATTTGTCAAGGGCTTTGACTAATATTTTTCTATTTGTTGTTTGGCGAAAGAAGGTATATGCGGATGAATGCGGTCATCTATGCGAGATACTCGTCGGATAAGCAAACGGAGCAGTCCATTGAAGGACAACTTCGAGAGGGATACGCCTATGCGGAACGAATGGGGATCACGGTCGTCGGCGAGTACATTGACCGAGCCGTCAGCGGCACGAGTGATCAGAGACCTGATTTTCAACGGATGATTTCGGACAGCATCAAGCGGCAGTTTGAAGCCGTAATTGTTTGGAAACTGGATCGATTTGCACGGAACCGCTACGATTCCGCAATTTACAAATCCAAACTCAAAAAAAACGGTGTGCGCGTGTTTTCCGTTACGGAGGGAATCGGCGACGGCGATGAATCGATTATCCTCGAAGCAGTGCTTGAGGCGATGGCGGAGGTGTACTCCAAGCAGCTTGGACAAAATGCCGCACGCGGTATGCGCGAGACTGCAATGAAGGGGCTGTGTACGGGTGGTCAGATTCCGCTCGGGTACGCTGTCGGTGAAGACCACAAGCTCCATATCGATTCCAAGACCGCACCGGCTGTGCAATTGATCTATACGCTGTATGCGGATGGTCAATCGAAAACACAGATAGCAAATGAACTCAACTCGCGGGGTTTTCGTACAAAGACAGGGAAGCCTTATAACTGCAATTCATTTTATCGAATTTTGACCAATCCTATGTATTACGGAAATTATACATATAAAGGTGAAGTGCTGCGGGAATGTCCGGCGATTATATCAAAAGCATTATACGACAAATGCCAAGAGAGGAATGACGTTGTAAAAAGGAGCAGAGGAATGAAAATATCCGAAGTAGAATGGCTACTGCGAGGCAAGTTGTATTGCGGCCATTGCGGTACGCAGATGACCGGCGATTCAGGAACCAGTCGGACAAACGAGAAATACTATTATTATACTTGCCATAAGCACAAGCGTTATAAAGACTGTGATAAAAAATCCGAGAAAAAAGAACAGCTTGAACGCGCAGTATGCCAAAAAACGGTCGAGTATGTGCTGCGCGAGGATCGAATTGAGTATATTGCAGAGCGCGTGGTAGAGCAGTATGAGAAAGAATTTGATGCATCGACGATAAAAGAAAAAGAAATGTCGCTCTCGAAGCTGAACATTGAGTTAGATAAGTGTGCCGAAAGTCTGATGAATACAACGATCCGATCGGTTGTTGATCGTATTAACGCGCGAGCCGAGGAATTAGAAGCTGCCAAGTCCGAACTGGAGCACGAATTGGCGCAACTGCGTATTACCAGCAAAGCGCGCATCACGGTCGACGAAATCATGACCTTTCTGCGCGGTTTTTGTTCCGGCGATGTAGATGACATCCAGTTCCGTCGCAAAATCATTGATACATTCATCAATGCTGTGTACGTTTTCGATGACAAATACGTGATTTATTATAATGTTCGGGATTGTAAGCAGGTCACTTACTCCGACATGCTTGCCTCAATTCACGCGCCATCGGATATGTCAGTGCACGGTTCGGATTGTCTATTATATGGGGAGCCAGAGAAAGCCCGTAAACACTACGTTTACGGGCTTTTACTTTTTCAAAAAAACATTTCGAACGAGGTTTTATAGTTCATATGCCTGAAAAGCAGGCGTGTGAGCGATAACCTAAAACTATGTCACGGATGCATTGCACATTGTTCTTTTCTCAAAGAAAAACCTTTGAAACCTTCTGCATATTTTGCGGAAGGTTTTTTATTTATCTAACATACTACTTTAGAGGTGATAAAAATGATCAGCGAAAATATGTATCGAAAAAATATTAAGCCAGGAATCATAGTGGACATTGTTTTAAAGCAAGACCAAGGTACAGCCCGTCTGGTCAGGGGAAGAGTGAAGAGGGTTCTAACAAATAAGCCCTATCATTCAAGAGGCATCAAGGTTGAATTGTATGACGGCAAGATCGGACGGGTACAGAAAATAATAAATGGTGTGACAAATAAAGAAGTATTAGTTGAAAGTGTATGTACTTCCAGTCAGGGAGGGGGTTGTTGATAAACAAAAACTGTTTTTTTGCTCTTGGTCGGGCGGAGCGGATAGTATGGCAACCGCTTTGCTTGCTCTAAAGTATAGTGAACCATTGACGGCGTTAGTATACTGCGAAGTTATGTTCGATCAGAATATAAGCGGCGAATTGCCAGAGCACGCCGAGTTTATTCATAATGTGGCCATTCCTTGGTTTGAGAACAGAGGTGTTAAGGTCGTACATCTAAAATCAGATAAGACTTTTTTAGATGTATTCTGGCATAAAATAAAATCAGGGAAGAACGCGGGAAAGATTCAAGGGTTTCCTTCTCCCGGCTTTTGCAAGGTTCAGGATAGATGCAAAGCCCCTCCGTTAGATAGATTTTACCGTAATCACAAAGGTGCAACGCAGTATATTGGGTTCGCGAAGGACGAAGACGAAAGATTATTAAAGCTAAATGGCTCCAAGCTTTCCTTATTGAGTAAATACGGATATACGCAAAAGGATGCTCGGGAAATATGTAGAAAAAATGGGCTTCTATCCCCTATCTATGAATTCTGTAAACGCGGAGGGTGTTTCTTTTGTCCGAATGCCAGTGACAATGAATTTAGGCATCTGAGAAAGTACCACAGAGAATTATGGGATCGATTGCTGGAACTGCAGCAGGTTCCAAATGTAGTGTACCCCGGCCGGTTCCGTAAGAATGATAATATTATCTGTATGGAGTCCAGATTTGATTTAGAAGATCGGCAGTTGAGTCTGTTTGACTGCTTACCAACAGCAGGCTCTGAGGATGCGTTGGACAAGAAATGAAAAGCGTCACGATCTATAAACAGAAGCCCCGCCGGGTTAAGCCCGGCGGGGCTTCTTATGTTTAGTTCAGATATAAGATTTTATCTTTGAGGAAAAGTATCCTTTGAGCGTGGTTATGCTTTTAGAAATCGCAGAAGATATCATATAAAACTCGAAGACAACTAATTATCCGTTATTTTCATTTGAAACGGCGATGTCGCAGTACCATCGGTTTGCAGTATAAGTGATCCCTATACCGATGTAACTATATTCACTGCTGCCGACGTAGGACCAATGACCTGAACTGTTAAAAAACATATTGGCGATGTGCTGTGCGACTTCATCGATCGTGCCGATTTTTCCGAATTGTCCGATGGCTTCTCTTGCACAGGGCCGATAATAAGGTTCGCCGTCCAGACCATGAACAGATGGATCGACATATTCGCCATATTTTAAAGCAGTTGCAGCTGCGCGCACATCATTGGTATCATGTGCAAAATTTGTGACAAGCTGTTTGCTTCGATATTTGGCATATTCGCTCAGCCCCGGCAATTGTGTGGCGGGAGAGGCTCCTTGAGAAGCGCGGTATTCATTGATATACTTGACGACCGCTTTTGCAATCTCCGCATGGTCATTTTCTGTTGCATAAACAGTTGGCGTCCAGATGCTGCCGGAGGATGGTTCTTCAGATTCAACGGGGGACTGGGAAGAGATATCGGCGGGAGGGGTTGAGGATGCTGGACTTTCTGTATTTTTTGAAGCGCTGCTCGAATTGGTGGGAGAAGGGTCATCAGGTTCCGATATA